CAGATCGTCGTTGACTCCTTCGAGCCTTGACAGGCTTCTCTTTCCTAATTTGTAACCCATAATTACTTCCCCGCATATTTAGAGATTGCTCTGTTTCCAAACCAAAAGGCCAATACCGCACTGAACAATCCAGAGGTTTCTCCATCCCACATTAAATCAACTGCCTGCATCCAATCGCCACCAGCCTGCGTAACTTTGACCATAATCACAACCTTTGTGGCTACGAACAATCCGAAAAAGGCATAAGTAACGATAGGACGAACAGAACCCCGAAGACCGTTGATAAATCCTCCAGCGTCGATAGATCGATCATGTTCATACAAGCCCCTTGTTTCTTCAATGTCTGCCTTCTTGTCTAACTCAACAAGCTTCATCTCAGAGCGTCTTTGAGCAAGCTCTGTCTCAAGTTGCATCATCTCCATACGATGCTTCTGCGCTTGGTTTGCCTTGAAGTAATCAAGAACAGACGGCAGGAACGAACTGCCGAAGCCAAGTAAACTTCCTAGTAATGCCATCATTTTTCTGATCCTAACCATACGGCGAATGCGCCTGTCATAGCTCCCGTTACGGTTGCAGTCAGCGCAGTAGCTTGCGTACTAACAACATCCTGCGGCAAAGACATAAACCACTCAATCACACGAATATACATAACAGTCATTACCAACATCATAAGCCGAGGCATAACCTTCCACGCCAAAAACTTCTCCATAGTCATTAGAAACCTCCTTTCAGGCCATCTAATATCTCCGATAAACTAGGGCGTTTATCTTTCTTCTCATACAGACAACTAAAAACCTTCGGGCATTCGGAAAAACTCTTCGTAGGGTAGTGATACCCCAAGCCACCATATCCCGCTGTGAACCTATAAACACACACCTTTTGACCGTTTTCGGCTGTAAACCGCTTCCATAAGTGACACTGGACATGCGTTGGATTAGCTACTCCCGCAAGAGTTACAGACAAAATAAGCGCGTTTATCATTGCGTAACCAATACTATTAAATAAATACCGCCACCTAAAACGCCAATTATACCAAGGCTTAACGCGCCAATAGCTATGTTATTCTGTATTTGACGCTTGGCTTCCATAGCGCGGTATACAGTTTCTTCCCTCTCCGCTCTTAACTTTCGGCGCATACCCAACATCTCGTCGTATGTGCCTAAACCAAATCTAAAATCCAACATAAATTTAATTTTGGCCTCTTTCTCCTTCAGTGTTTTCTTACGAAGTATAATGTCCATAGCTTGCTGTTCTATATTATCAGAGCCATGCGTTCTCTTATCCAGCCATGTTGGGTTTTTACGTTGGGTTTCTGCCCTGTTTATATCAGCGCATGCGTTGTACCACGCACCTAACTGCTGGGACACATCCTGTAACTCACGGCCTGCACCGACTAACATCTTCACGCCCTTAAACGCGGCGTTAGCTGCGGCAAAAGCCGTTACAGGATCAATCATCTATCTCTCCAACATGCGGTCCATCTTTGCGTCTAACGCATCTAAACGCGTTATGACCCGATTCATGTCCGTAGTGTTGTCAGACTTGGTAACATACTCCTTCGCCATCTCTTCCCGAGTGCGGTTCAAGAGTATCTGAATACGATGTACCTCCCCTACATACGTCCTCAATAGCCAGCCAAAAACGCCCAGAACCGCGGTTAACCCACCGCTCCATAACAACTCAGGAGGCATCCGTCAGACACACGCAATGTATTTGCCGCCGCGCTTGGCAGCGCCCATACCACGGGCAGTCTTAATCGACATAGCCGTGGGAACACGTACCTCCGCAGTCTTGCCATACGGAATTCGGCCCTGACCCTTAATGTCAGCGTAAGGAACCGCCTTCGGAGTTGGACCCGCAGGTGCCCCGTTTACTCGTACTTTAGCCATTACTGACTCCTTTGCTTTAATAACTCGCGGTCCATCGCGCTCTGAATGCGCTTGTCCGTCTGCTGTTCTTGGCTCTGAAGGCGTTGCTGGAACTGCTGACCACGCATCTGCTGGTTTTGAGCATCAAGCTGAAGTCTTGCCTGATCCATCTGAGCGTCCGACTGTTCCGATTGCGCCTTAATCTCCAATTCTTTCTCTTTAAGTTGTACCAGAGGATCAGGGCCCTGACCAGATATTTGTCCAGACAACTGTTTTACCTGTTGCATACCCTGCGCAACCAACTGAGCTACTACCGCTTGATACTGCATCTCCATCTGAGCCTCATCAACACCCTGCGCTTGCTGCATCTGTTGCATACCAGCCTCTTCAGCCTGTATCTTAACATGCTCCAGAATGTGCTTCTGTAAAGAAACAGCAACCTGTGGCATCTGACCAACCATCGGACTCGCGCCAAAAATTAAATGCGCCATGATATGAGACTCATGGTCCTGACCCGCGAACGCACGTAACTCCATCATATCCAAACCGTTGATGTTCTCTTGCGCAGGGTCCAAGGGCCGCGGTTCGTCGTCCGGCACCGCCTTCATTATCCTATCAACATCCGTAACACCCAACGATTCATACATATCACGGTATACTTCGTGCATGTTGTGCATCTCTGGGGCCTGTGCAGCCAACTGCATTTTAGTCTGAGACAACGCAATCCGCTGCGCCTGACTAAATACATTCGGATTACTGACCGGAATTACGTCCACACGATCATCAAAATCAGACGCCATAATGCTCGACTCGTCACCAGCAACAGAATACGGATACTCCTGCGGTAAACTCTCCGACATTACCCGCGCCAAAATCTTAAACTCCTGACGCATTGCATAATGCAAACGCTTGTGAACAGCACTCATTACCCGAGAGCCCTGCTCTAACATCGCTATTGTCGTGCCAACAGCCGCCTGCTGATTACCATCCCCAACCTTCATGTCAGTGATGGTCGCAAACCGCTGTCCAGCCTGTACAACAAAACCCAATAACTCAAACAACGTCCGGTCAGGACCCTTAAAAGGCAAAGGCATTAAACTGTCCCGAATAGCGCCGCCCGGAGCATCTACGTCCCTGAACTCTCCCGGTTGTAGAGGCTCGTCGTCGTCCCGAATCCGCAGTCCGCGGGCCTTGAACCCCGCAGGTAAGTTCGACAAAGTACCCGCGTCAATCAACTGCCGAAGCGCACTGGTCGCGGTTCGCGATAAACCTCCAATAGTATGGATCAAGCCCAAGCCGTAGAACCCAAATCCCGGTAAGAACTTAAAGTGCGTAAAATATGCAATCTTCTTTTTTGTCGGATCGTCCTCACGGTAATTACGCCGAATAGACAAAACCTGACCGTTGTCCTGAGAAATAGTGACAAGATAAGGAACCTTAATACCAGTAGGCTCACCGTCCTCGTCTAAATCCTCATAACCCTCTAAGTCCAAATCAACATGACACTCCAACAAAGTACAGTCGTAATCAATCTGCGAAGGCTCCACGCCGTCAATTCGATTAATCTCAGAGTCTACCTCCGTAATGTCGCCCTGCGCTGGCAAAACCTCTATGTCTAAATAAACCCCCGCAAGCTGCTTCTTACGCAAGTCGTTTAAATCCATGCGAATAAGCTGACTAATATTCGGACACGTATCCAAATCAGAAGTATCATACGGCACAACCAGATTCTGTGCAGGAACAAACTTACTTACTGCGCGGTCCATAACCTCATCATAATAAGTCTTCTTAAACGTGCTGCCAGCAAGCGGTAAATAAAACAACATCTGATCCATGTCAGGAGTGTAATCCTCCATGACATTCGTAATGTAGTAGTTCATAAACTGCCGGACCCGCTTGGCTTGATCGACCTTAGCGTGTGTCTCCTCGCCCATAACTTGCGTCCGTACAGGACCACCCGCTGGAAGTAGCTCGTTAAATGCCTGCGCCTGAAACTGCGTAGCCGCCTCCGCTAACAAAGGGTGCGTTACGCCGCTGGAACCACGAAACGGCTGAGTACGCTCCTCGTAATTAAATCCCAACAACTCCAAACCATTTGTGTACGCATCCTCCCAATCCTGACGACCAGACTTGTTAGCATCAAACTCCGCCGATAAGTCGTTGCCAATGCGACTAAGTTCGCGGTCCGGCATCTCCTCCGCCAAGTTAGCGTAAAAATCCTCGTCCTCACCGCGCATATCCTCGGGATCAAAATCTACCGTAACCCCGCCGTCATCCTCCTCAGAGATTTCTATCTCCACGTCAGAATCTACCGCATACAACATAGGGTCCCCGCCAGAGTCCGGTATCTCTATCTCCAACTCAGCGCGTAAATCGTCCTCGTCAAGCTGACTCGGTACGTTCGTATCCATCAATCCGCCAATAGCCATAGCCGTCTCCGTCAATAATATGCGTGTACCCTAGCAGATGTTTCTTCATCTTGCCAATCATCTGTTGGCAACTGCACAAAATTGCCCTGACGATACCTCATCAGAGCCTGCGTGGCACTGTCAACCAAATCATCAAACTCGCCATTGGGAAATGCCGCCATCTCCTCAATCAACTCGTCCGCCCAAGTCTTGTCAGGAGCATACACCATACCAGCCTCAAATAAAGGACTAACACTGTGCAACCGCGTTACCTTGTCATTGCCCCTACTCGGTGTGAAATTCACAACAGGTATCCCAACCTGCCGCATCTCCTGCGTCAGAGGGGTCCCGCTTGCCTTCGCCTCAACTATAACCGTGTCAGGCTCCCAAAACTTGTACTCCTCAAAAGCAATCCGCTTTAATTCAGGAAAATCCCAACGACCCTTCTTGCTATCCAAAAGTATTAACGCAGGGGACCCTCCATCCTCTTCAGGGTAAAATACACCCCACGTCGTAATAGCACTGTAATCAGCACTCTCCCGCTTGCTAAACGCCGTGTCATAACTCTGTATCACATACTGCAAGTTAGGGACCCGCTCAGAATCCCAACGCTTCCACCACTCCCGAGGAACAATCGCGTTCTCCTCACCAGTAGGATTCTGCTGATACTGAGCATTCCACTTCATAGGAGGAATAGATGCCTTGACCGCGGTTAAATCCTCAATGCTCCAATACTCAGGCCAACAAGGACTGCCGTCCTCAAAAATAGCAGGTAACTCTACAACCTCCCATTGATCCGCCAAAGGGTCCTTAGCCATACCCCGTAACAACTGACCCGTCATGTCCTTCTCAGACCACCGAGTCTGTACCAAAACTATAGAACCTCCGGGCTGTAATCGCTGCCGAGGGCCCCCAGTATACCAATCCCAAGCATCGTTAAAACCATTCGTACTCATAGCCGTCTGCTCAGAATGAGGGTCGTCAATAATAATTAAATCACCACCACGTCCCGCTAAGTTAGAACCAACACCAACAGCATAATACATCCCGCCAGCACTCGTATCCCACCGACCAGAAGCCTTGGAATCCGCCGCTAACTTAACGTGTGGAAAGACCCCCTTATACTCATCCGTGTCCAAAAGGTTCTTAGTCTTACGACCAAAGTTTACCGCCAACTCCGTCGTGTGAGTCGCCTGAATAATCTTCATACTAGGGTTCTTGCCCATCATCCACGCAGGAAACAAAAAGGATGCAAACTCAGACTTCGTGTGCCGCGGAGCCATGTTGATAATTAAACGCTTTAACTCGCCACTCGCAACACGCTCTAACTTTTCAGCAATGATTCTATGGTGCCTACCAGCAATAAAGTCAGGCCACATACCCCTCACAAACGGTAAAAAATTATTACGCTGAGACTCCTGCTTTTCTATTTGTGCAAGTCTAAGTTGAAGTTTCAGGGCTTTTTCTTGTAATGCGATACTCACGGATAAGGGACCCTTATTTAAGTAGTTATTACACAGTTATACTTCATATCAAATTTATAGCAATCGTTTGTCAAAAACATGGCCCAAGCCTCCGCAGGTCGGCACGGGGTGCGCGGGCGGCGGATTCCGGTCGATTTGGGTTTAACCTAGGGGGATTGACCCGATATGCTAGGGCCCCTAGGTCGCGTTAAACGGTCTTTGGGTCATGAGATAATCAGTTATTATATGCAATATCGCATAGCCTGGTCCGGGTCTTTGTAATCCCCCTGCGGTTGCGGTGCGCGGCTGCCGTCGCGATTGGTACGCCAGTTGGTGCAGTTGATGCAGTTGATGCAGTTAATTGGCGCTCGAACCTCGGTCCGGTGGGTTTGGGTGAGCGGCTGCGCTCCCATATTCTGCGCCAGTTGGCGTCGGATCGGGGCGGATCGGGGCGGATCGGGGCGGATCGACGGCTCTCTCGTCCATCTCGTTATCGTTCGCTGGGTATCTGGGCACCGGATCGACCAGATCGAACCTCGAACCTCGAACCTCGAACCTCGGGCCCATAGGTTTAAGCAATGGGGCGGGGTGCGGGGGTCGCAGGTGTCACTAAATGAAAAGGCCCGCTCTGAGGCGGGCCATGTCGTCGGTGCGGTGGTGCTGGTCGTTACATATCATGACCCATGCGTGCGCAATATTCGGTGCGCGTTTCAGTCGGTTGTTGTAGGTACGGCTCGGGGGATAGCTGGCCCAGTACCTCATCCTCTTCATCTGTAGGGAAGGACACAACAACACAACCGTACTCGTCAGCGGTTACTTCCCACTTGTGAGTTGGACACTTGTCCAGCCATTCAAAAAATTCTGTACGGGTCATGCTACTTCCTCCAATCGGCTCGGGCGATGTATCAACAACGCCTCAAAGGCGTGTTCGAGCGCCTCCTGATCGGTTTCAATGCCATAGCAAGTAAAGCAATGGTAATCGACCCACCGCCCACCAATAGGGGTTTGTAGGTTAAAGGTTGCGGCCTCGTTCCATTCAATGCGGATCAGTTCGCCCGCGTGTTCAATTTCCCAATGTTTCATAGTTTCGGTCTCCAATAAGAAAGGGCGGGATTGCCCCGCCCTAAGTGTTAGCCTGATTTATGTGATTTCGTCAAGTGTGAGCGTATCCGTCACGTTCAACGCAAAGCCACATGTTAGCCCAGTAAACGGTCACAGCGTCGTCGCAAAAGAAAGTATCTTTCACGCTATCCAGAAAGCGGTCGAGCGTCGGGCGGGTGGTTTCGTCCAGTTCGGACCATTTGCGCTCTAACGTGTCGCGCTGGGCGGTTGTCATATTAATCACAGTCTTCCCCCCCAGCTAGTAACGTCGGACCATACCTCGGCAAAGT